CTCATTGAGATTACCCTGCGGTGCGCCAGTTGATTGATTAACGATGCTTTCGCCAGCTTCAGTAAGAACTCGCTGCGGGTTAAGGCGAACAAGTCCCGTAATTGGGTCTACATTGGTGGCTACTGTGCCACCAGAAACAATATTCCCACTAGCTGACGAGGCAAAAGACACGGTGTAAGCACCTACATTGCTGGATGAAACTACAACGTAGGTTCCATTATACCTTTCTGGGGAAACATTTGAAACGATAATTGTGCTGCCCACGGGAATAACAGGAAGTGTTAGGGGACCAGCAAGAGTCAAAGTTACAAGGCTTCCCGTCCAAGCCGCCGAAGAAATTTGCCGGAAGTTATCTACAGTTGAGAAGAAATCAGTAGAAGCCGTTGCGTAGTCTTGAACACGGGCATTCATGATTGGCGTGGGATCAGCCGGAATAATGATGTTTCGAAGTTGATTTTGAGGAACATCCAAGCAAGTTTCGCACACAAGTATGCGGGTGTTCAGCAATGCCGCGCCACGATAGTCAAACTGCCATTGTAGCTCATAGTGGTTGTACAAAAATCCGCACCTGTCGCAAATGCCAAAGGCACGCGAGTTTGTGGCGCTGACTGTTGCTCTACCGTGTGGCCTCAACGAAAGTAACCTTGTATTTGCGGTGAGATGTACTGAGAAACGTACTCTGTGTTCTGGTCCGCAGCAATTTGATACGCCTCATCCGCAAATGGCTTTAGCTGCATGACCATCGGCGGAGCCCAAACTTGAGCTAAACGTAGAGCAAGCCCATAGGCAAAGGCTTCCAGCCAGAGGTACGGTATCTCAAGCGTTTGGCCTGCGGTGTAATTGGCATCCTGAAGACGCTTAACGCGGTAATACTTTAAGGTCGTAGCTTCGCCGCCGTCTGGCACAGGCCATATGGTAATGTTTGGCTCAAGCAATCGGTCAAACCAGTAAGTTGTAGGAAAACCCTGTTGCTCTTTGTTCGGGTAACTGGCGTATTCCGTGCGCGATACTGGCAAGATAATTCTGTCAGTGTTTGAATTGCCCTGCGCAATGGTGATGTAAGCGTCCAAAATCATAACTGTGTCAGTCGGGACGCTGTATGTAGACGTACCCTGAACAAGCGCAGTAGTTTCAAGCTCAACCGCCCAGAGGTTTACCCCCTGATTTGACCACCGCGCCAACATAAGATTGGTTGCCATGCGGGCATTCTGCATGTGTTCCTGCAACAGCGCCGTATTACGGATGCCGCACAAGTTATACGCATACAGAGTCAATTCACCCATTGAGGGGTTGAACGTATATGTCCCGCTAGTTGTCATGACCGCCCCTTATGCCGGGCCAGCCTGAACAACAGCAGCAACTACTGCCCCAGTTCCGCTGGTGATGTTAATGCAAATTGCTTTGCATGGGATTGTGATCGAACCGCCCGTAGATGCGGATACCCCAGAAAAGCCCGGTGCTATGTACCAATAAGTGGCAGTCTCTGGGTTATCTAAAGTGTACTCGATATTGAAGGTAGCTGTGCCGGAAGCTAGTTTTGCCCCAACGCCAACATTGAACGGGGTCTGAAAGTCGTCAACAGCGCAGACTCCGCTGCGACCAACGCCCGATTGAGACAAATCTTTGTACTTCATGTTCGAAATCCCGCCACTAGAAGAGTGTTTATTTTTTTGCCGCTCGTGCAGCGGCTACATTATCTACAAGATTTGGATACGGACGCCCGGCAGCTCTCGCCTTTGCCTTGGCTGATTGAACCTGCTTGCGGTTCAGATGCTTAGATTCGGCATCTTTAGGAGCCTTTGTGTCCCAAAACTGTTTTTTTTCCATGTCAGCAGTCCCATTTTCGAAGGGCTTTGTTTATTCTGCTGTCAGGATCAGCCGCTTTGGCAGAGCCGGTCAGCTTTCGTTTCATTCCGGTCATTCTAGCACAAAAGCTATCCTTGCGCGAACCTCCTTCTGGCTGGGGACGCTTAATGTCACGGCCTTCAGCCCGCAATGAGGCTCGGCCTTTTTCGTTTAACCCGCCTGATGGAGACTTACCTTCAGAACGCTGCCAAGCTGGAGAACGCGCCATTGTACCCTCCTAGTAAAACGGGGGCACTTGGCCCCCGCTTCATACTTCCAAACCGAAAGTATTGCTTAGTAGTGCGAAGACGGCTTGCGGTCAGTGCCCGAAGCGGCAGACGAGAACACGCCACCACCAGCCTTACGCGGCTTGCGGCCCATGTTCATCATCCCCTTCATGCCGTCAACTTTGCCAACAGCCTTGCCACCCTTTTTGAAACCATTGGTTCCCATACGGGCTTCCTTCACAACGCTGGAGTCCGCGCCAGCGTAGATGTCGGTCGGGGCCGAGTTCTTAACCGTTACGCCACCAGTGGCGCGAGCTTTACGATTCTTCATGATAGCCTCCTAGTGGATTAAGGGGTCAGGTTACGTGCTTGAACGTAGGTGACGGTGATGACGCCGACACCCGTGCCGGTATTGGTAGAAAGCGCGTAAATCTGAACGTCAGATGCGCCAACATCTTTCCAAACAAGCACGCGAGCAGAGCTGTCGCCCGGAATGATGGAAGTGTTGCCAAGCGCAGTCCCAAGATTATTGTCAGCCGCAACAGCAATTTGTGTTGCCGTGGCATTGGTGCCAATATTAATGGTTTGTGCTGCGCCGCTCCACGCCGTCGTCTCAAGGATAGTAACAGAAAGAATCTGGCTATGCGCTGGGATAACGATGTCTGTCTTGTACAGACCGGCAACTGCTACGTTTGTCGCTTGATTAACCGTAGCGGACTGCGCCATTACAGCGTAGCCGACGTTGGCAATGCTACCAACGGTGGTGCCGGTCGTGTTAAGGACGTTACCCGCCCTAACTGGACCTGTAAAAGTGGTAGTTCCCATAGGAACCTCCTGCACGATACGATCACATTGTCTGTGCAAAGTCCGCTAGGCCGGTCAATGTGATCTATGAGCCTAGATAAAGGGCGGGAGCCTAAACCCCCGCCCGGTTTATCACGACGGCAGAGCGCCAAAGATTGAACGCCAGTTATAGTAACCGAACGAATAACGCTCGTAACCCTTAACCAGCAGATTGTCGGTCGTAAAATCGACTTGCATATCCGTTTCAAACTTGATGCGCTCCATGTAGGAGAGCCCATCAATGTTTGTGAGCAGGAACCAAGCGGTAGACGACGTAAGGTAATCGTTAACCATGTAGCCCTCTGGCAATCCGCCAGCGGTCATCATGATTGCGTTGACGTCGTTGTCCGCAGTGCCCGGACGGAGTTCAGTCTTGGTCAGACGAATTGCCACCGGCTCAAGAGCCGCCGGAACAATCAGCTTACGACCGCGCGAGAACACCTTCAGGCCAGCCTGATCGCGGAAGTTGGTACGAATTGCGATCATTGCGTTTAGCAGTGTCGATTCGTTCAACTCATTGGTGGAGTAGTTCGAGATCGTATTGCCATCAATCGGATGGGAAGCCGACACAAGAGCCACGCCATCGCCGCCAACCGACGCATTGTACGTCGTGGCAGTGTTGAGCAGGTTTGCAGCGTAGATTTCCTTGGTCTGCTGAAAGGACTCGATCAGACCGAGGTTCGACGGGGCAAACTGAGTCTTGTACAGGTTGTCATCCACCGCCTTACGGGTAATTGCGTACCCGAGAGCGATTTCAGTGTGTTCCTGATTGTAGACGTAACGCTCGCCAGCCGAGTTATCAAACGCCGTCTGTCCGCCTTCGGTCTTCAGTTGGGCAAGACCCAAGAAACGCATTTCTGCGGTGCGCTCAAGCGCCATCTTGGAGTCATGCTTTGTGAAAATCTTGTCGTACTGCGACGGGATTTGCTCATATTTGCCTTCAACCCCACGGAGGCCGGGGAGGAGAAGGTCTTTAATCGCTGAAAGATTGACAGCCATTTGCCCTTACTCCTTAAGCGAGGCCGGTCGGGCCAGCACCATTGGTGCGGGTCGAGGCGTTGTTGAATGCTACGATGACGCGATTGAACTCGGACGCGATGTCCGTGCCATTCGAGCCGGGCGGGTTTTCAATGAGGCCAACCACACGGAACGGCAAAGTTACCGTCGTGTTGAGCGTGGCAACATTCACAGTCATGCCGGAGATGCCGGTAGCCGTGTTGCCGGTGCCAACCGCAAGGTTGATGTACTCACCAATGTTAGCAAATGCCACGGGGGCGGTGCCGCCGCTGTCGCTCGACTGAACTTCGAACTGAGCGTTCGGATCATCAATGACGTAGGCTTCTACATCGCCGTTGGCGTCCGAACCGGGCCAGTAGTTGGACCAGACGGTGCGCTTCTGCGAAACAGAAACGTACTTGCAACCGGCAAAGATGCCTTCCACGCGAACCGTCGAAGCCGTCGCCTGCGCGATGTAGCCGGTGGTCAGCGGGATAACGGCATCGCCAAAGTAAATGGCGGTGGAGTTAGCGGATGCGATGTAACGAGTGTTCTGTTCATAGGTCGGGGCCGAACCAGTGCCCTTGATCTGACGAAAACCGAAAGGCGCGTTTGTATTCGCCATGACGGTGCCTCCTTTTTACAGGAAGTCCCATCATCGCGCGCCGGGGCGACTAGGAACAGGAAAAGTTGAACCCTCCACGCCGGGGGAGGAATAATAGCGTTTGTCACGCCATGCCATGACATTACACCGTGGCACAGAAAAGTAAAGGGCCACCCGAAGATGACCCTTTGTCATGTCAGTCTTTTGGAACCGGGATCGGTTCAAAGCCCTTTTTGATATTGGGCCTTGCTTGCGGATGGTTGCGCTCAAATTGACCTTCTGGCGCGCTTGTAAGCTGCGCTTCCTTGGCACGGACTTGACTGTAAGCCTTCTTTAACTCAATAGCGCGGGCTTCTTCCGTAATTACGGTAGGTCGCTCCATCAAAACCATGCCTTTGCGCTCAATTTGATGATACGAGCCTTGGCTAGGCATTGTTTCAGGGTGACGTTGCACTGGAACTTCAGTCCAGCCCATGCGCTTCAGGCTAATCTGATGCGCATGGTCTTCTTGACCAAGCACAGACTTGCGTTTCCACTCATAGTTCCAGCCATCTGGTGACGGCGGAAGCGCGAATTGATCCGTGCCATCATCCATGTCACCCAAATGACCGCGAATTTCAGCGGCGCGACGGGCAGCGGCAGCACGAGGGTCTTCAGCGCGCATTGCGGGGCGCAGCGGAGGACGTTCAGTCTCAGTTGAAGCAGTTTCCACTTCAGAACTCCGGGTGGGGAGAATGGGTTTTTGCGAATTAGGCTTCCGGCCACGCGGGCGCGGAGCAGATTCAGTAACTTCGTCCATTTAAGCCTCCTTAGTTGGCTTTGTTGCGCTCTTTTAGCCAGTATTTTGCGTATTCTTTTTCGGTAAGGCCGCTAATGCTTGCGGCTTCACGCTGCGCAGGCGTCAATTTGACAACATGCGTGTTGGATGAAGATGAGGATGCCTGCCGCGACACTGGAGCCGCCGGGGGAGACTGACGCCTCTGTACCGGAGCAGATGCAGATGACATGGAAGCATCCTGAGAGCCGTAAGAATCTTGCGATCTGTCAGAAATGCCAAGTCGGCTTTCAACGAAACGGAAGTATTCATTCGATTCTGGGATAACGCCATGATCTATGGCATCCGCATGAGCCCTCGCCATTATGCGAAAAGTCTTTGGCTCTCGTAAATGGTCCCGATTGTTCTGCAACCACTGCGCAGAAAGAGGCGTGACCTGCTGAATTAGCGAATCAACATCAGGTCCTTGGTTCTGCGGGGGCGCTACAGGGCGAACTGGCTCTGTACGTG